GATCGGCGATCCGAAGATGCGGGCCTTTGCCGATCGCATGGCGAGTCCGTCCGATGCGGTGAAGATGGCCTTCGATCTGCGCCGCAAGCTTTCCCGCGCGCTCATTCCACCCGGCGCGGATGCAGACGAAAAGGAAATCAAGGCGTTTCGCAGCAAGCTCGGCGTGCCGGACAGCGTCGAGGGCTATGCCTATGAGTGGCCGAAGCTGCCGAACCATTTGGCGCCGGGCGAGGACGAGGCGGCGCGCGAGAAGGCGTTCCTCGAGTTGGCGCTGGATCTCGGCATCACCAGGGACCAGGCACACGGCATTCTTGACTGGCATTACCGGACTGCGGTGGACGAGCATGGGCGGCTTGCGCGGCACTTGCACGACGGGCGGGCGCGCGCGGAGGCCGAGTTGCGGCGCGAATGGGGCGGCGACTACGAGGCGAACCTCGCCGCCGCGCACCGCGCCGCGATGGAGTTCGGTGGCCCGGACACGCTGGAATTCCTCGGCAACATTGCCGTCGACGGCGTGCGCCTCGCCGACCATCCGCATCTGGTGCGCGCCTTCGCCGAGGCAGGGCGGCGGCTTGGCGAGGACAGCATCGCGCTCCCCGGCGGCGACGGCGGCGCCACGCTCGAGGACCGCGTGCAGCAGGTCCGCACCCGTAAACAGGAGGCGCTGACCCGCGGCGACCGCGACGCCGCGCAGCGGCTGGACGCGGAGGAACGCGGGCTGTGGGAGCGGATCGCGGGGGGAGGTTGACCGGGCTTGAAGGTAGACGCTGCAATCCGTAAAATCATTATCGTCGGAGAGTTGCATCCGGCGGCGTGAATGCCGCTGTCGCCTCTCCGTTCGTTTTCCTGAGTTTCCGAATTCGCCCCGATCCGGCCCATCGCGCGTGTGCGCGCGACCCGGGGCGGGGCTTACCGCATTTCGCGTGACCCGGCGGTCCCTGATCCGGGGCCGGGGCGACCCGTGCGGGCTTTCCGCCCTGCGGCCCATCGTTCCGGCCCGTCCCCGCCGCCGGCCCATCGCGCGCTGCTGCGATCCCGAACCCGTCATCAATCGCAAGGGTGAACAGCAATGAGTACCCAGATCGACAACAGCTTCGTCAAACAGTACGAGGCGGACGCCCATGACGCCTTCCAGCGTCAGGGCTCGAAGATCCTGAACACCGTCCGGCACAAGCCGGGGGTGAAGGGATCCACCACCACCTTCCAGCGTATCGGCACCGGCACCGCGACCACCAAGGCGCGGCACGGCGTGATCACACCGATGAACCAGGACCACACGGCGATCGAATGCGCGCTCAGCGATTTCTACGCCGGTGACTGGGTCGACAAGCTGGACGAGTTGAAGACCAACATCGACGAGCGCGGGGCCGTCGCCAAGGGCGGCGCCTGGGCGCTCGGCCGCAAGGTCGACGACCAGATCATCGCCAGGCTCGACGAGACCACGCAGACGCCGATCGCCTGGACCGTGTCGTCGGCGGCGACCGTCCGCAACGCGCTGATCGAGATGGTCGAGGCGCTGGACGACAACGACGTGCCGGACGATGGCGACCGCTGGGGCCTCTTGACCCCGCGGGCGTGGTCGATGGCGCTCACGGTGAAGGAGTTCGCATCGTCCGACTATGTCGGCGAGGACCGACCCTTCATGAAGCGGGCCCAGGCGCGCACCTGGCTCGGCGTCAACTGGCTGCGCCATACCGGCCTGCCGGGCAAGGGCACGTCCGCCGCCAAGGTCTTCGCCTATCACAAGTCGGCGATCGGCTATGGCTCCGGCGCGCAGATCACCGCCGACATCACCTGGCACGGCGACCGCGCCTCGCATTTCGTGAACCACTGGATGTCGGGCGGCGCGTGCCTCATCGAGGATGCCGGCGTTGTCGAGGGCAGCCTCGACGATACCGCCGCGATCCCGACGGCCTAAAGGAGGGCTTGAGACATGGCTACCCAGTATGGAACCCAGATGAGCAAGTTGCGTGTCGCGCCGCAGGCTGTTCCCGACCCGGGATTCGTGGATGGCACGCTGCGCGTCTTCTGCGAGGAAATCGCCCTTTCCGGCCAGCCGACGACCGATACCATCGAGGTCGCGCGGCTGCCCAAGGGCGCGATCCCGCTTTACGGCGTGCTGCTGACCGACACCTCGCTCGGCACGGCGACCGTGGCGATCGGCATTTCCGGCGATATCGGCAAGTATCGCACGGCGGCCACCTTCACCGTGACCGATGCGCCGACCCTGTTCGGCGCGGCCGCGGCGGCGGGCGAAGCGCTGACAGGGGAGGAGATCGTCAGCCTTACCATCGGCACCGCGGCCCTGCCGGCCTCCGGCACGCTGCGGGTGATGTTTTTCTACGCGTTCAACTGATCCCCGACCCGAGACTGCAACGGGCCGGCCCGCCAGGGCCGGCCCGTTGCTCCCTTTCTCGCTGACGGTGCGGGCCGTCGGCTGGATCCGATCCGTATCCGCTGGCAAGGAGGCCATCCCATGGCAACCGAGGCAGGCATCTGCAATTCCGCGCTCTCGAAGCTCGGCAACAACCGCATCGTCTCGCTGACCGAGGGCACGCCGGCGGCGAACCTGTGCATCGAACAATACGGCAAGCTGCGCGATCATCTCTTGCGGGCGCACGACTGGAACTTCGCGGCAAGTCGCGTGAAGCTGGCGCAGCTTTCCAGCGTGCCGGCATTCGGCTACCAGTTTCAGTACGCGCTGCCGGCGGACTGGATGCGGACCATCAGCGTCCATGCCGAAGACAGCAGGAACCATCCGATAACGGACTACGCCACGGAATCCACCGACGCCGAAGGACGGGTGCTACGGGCCGACCATGCCGAAGTCTATTTGCGCTATGTCCGCAAACTGACGGACCCCAACGTGATGGATCCGGCGTTCAGAGAGGCGCTGGCCTGGCGCCTTGCGATGGAGCTTGCGGTGCCGCTCGCCAAATCCGGCTCGCTGCGGGATCGCATGGAACGCGGATTCGAGGATTCCCTGGCCGTGGCCAAGAGCGTCGACGGGCAGGACGATCCGCCTCAGGTGCTGCCGTCCGGCGGCTGGATTACGGCAAGGTGCTGAGAGATGGCGCGCGCAAACCTGCTTCGCCCGTCCTTGAATGCCGGCGAGTTCAGCCCGCGCATGGCGGCGCGGGTAGACATGCAGCAATATCCCTTCGCGGCTGAAACGCTGGAAAATTTCATTCTCCTGCCGCAGGGCGGGTTCATGCGGCGGCCCGGCACCCGTTTCGTTGCCGAAGTCAAGGACAGCGCCGTGAAGACGCGCTTGATGCGGTTCCGGTTTTCAACCGAACAGGCCTATGTCATCGAAGCCGGTGAAGGGTATTTCCGCTTTTACAAGGACCAGGGGCAGGTCGCCGTGGCGGCCACCGACGCCGCGATCGCCAACGGCGACTTCGTGACGATCGCGGAATGGGACGACAGATCGGGACTACTGGAGCTGCCATTCGACAGTGAGACGGGTGCATTTACACCTGGCCTTGTCGTCACGGGCGCAACCTCCGCGGCGACGGGAACGATCGTCGCCGTCAACAAGGGGGAAGGTGGGACCGGCAGTTACGGCGTGCTGACCCTGTCATCCGTTACAGGTAGCTTCCAGGACAACGAGACGATTACCGACACCGCCACCGGGTCCGCCACTTCCAATTTCCCGACGCCGCTCGGAACGGCGGCGGCGATCAGCCACGATCCGGTCAATGCCCGGCTCAATCTCGACGGTCTGACCGACGACTATGCCTGGGCCGAACAGGACGTCGCGACGACGAAGACCGGACAGGAGCATGTGCTGCGGTTTCGTGTTCTTGGCATGGCGGGCGATACTGCGCAGGTGCGAATTGGCTCGATATCCACCGGCGACGACCTGCTCGAGGACAGGAACGTTGCCGTCGGTTATCACGCGTTTGCATTCACGCCTGACGCCAGCCCCTTCCATGTCCAGTTCCGTGCCAGGGACAAGACGGTCCAGATCGACGACGTATCGCTTCTGAACGGCGCCCCGATGGAGCTCGCAACGCCGTGGGAGGCCGCCGACGTAGCGGACCTCCGCAGCGCACAAAGCGCCGATGTCCGATACTTCACGCATGGCCAGTATCCTGTCCATCGTTTGCTGCGGCACGGGCATACCAGCTGGTCGCTGGAAGAGGTGGATTTCTTCGACGGTCCGTATCTCGACGCCAACACAAGCAAGACGACATTGGCACCAGTCGCCACCACCGGTCTCGGCATCTCCGTCAACGCGTCGCGGACGGACGGGATCAACGATGGATCGGGGTTCAAATCGCCGGATGTCGGCCGGTTGCTGCGGATCATGCACGGTTCCGACTGGGGCTACGCCCGCATTTCCGCCGTGTTGTCGCCCACCGAAATCCTTGTCGACATCAAGCGCGATTTCGGCGGAACGTCGGGCTCTCTGGACTGGGTGCTCGGCGCGTGGTCGCAAACCAACGGTCATCCGAAGACGGTGGCGTTCTATGAAGGGCGGCTGGCATTTGCCGGGACCAGGTATCGGCCGCAAAGTTTCTGGCTCTCCCAAAGTCACGATTTCGAGAATATGCAGCCGGACAGTGCGGCCGGGGCCGTCGAAGACGACGACGCCATCGCGCGCACGATCGGCACAACCGAGGTCAACGGGATCCAGTGGATGTCGCCCGGCCCGACGCTCGTTCTTGGCACAGCCGGCGCGCAATGGGCGGTGCGCGCATCGCTTCAGGACGAACCGATAACGCCGGCCGGCGTCAACGCCAAGGCACAAACGACCCGCCAGTGCGCCGATGTGGACGCGCTTCAAATGGACGAATCGACCCTGTTCGTCCAGGCCGGCAAGCGCAAGCTGCTGCAATATGGCTACAACTCGGAGATCAGCGGCTACGAGGCGCGGGACCTTACGCTCCTTGCGGAGCATGTCAGCGAAACGGGCGTTGTCGCGCTTGAATATCAGGAGGAGCCCTGGTCGGTCGTCTGGGTCGTACGCGCGGATGGCGGTCTTGCCGCAATGACCTATCGACCGGCGGAGAACGTCGTGGGGTGGTCGCGTCACTGGCTGGGCGGGTCGTTCGGAGCCGGACGGGCGGCGGTGGAAAGCCTGATTTCCATTCCGGGCAGTGTCGCAGGCGCCAGCGAGGACCGGGACGAGCTATGGCTCGTTGTGCGGCGGACGATCGATGGCGTGACCACGAGATACGTCGAGGTCTTCGAAGCGTCATACGAG